AGGGTTTATACATATAACTTTAACATAACAACCACCACCAGCATAACAATTGTTGTCACCTGTACCATCTGCAGTTGAGTCCCAACCGAAATTATCTGGACAACATATTTCATCTTCATTTTCATAGTTTGGACAACAAATATCATCACCCCATATTAAAAGATTAAAAGCACTACCAGAACCTGGTGCATTACCAACAGGACATGGTGATACTGGTGTACTAACACTACTATTACTCCCGCAGTTTGGGTCCATTAAACTACAACAGGTACTGTTTGATAACTCTAACATGTCTTGGTTAGCACCTGCTCTACATTTACACCTTTCACATTCAGGATATTTTTGTTGGTGTAGTGAGTATAATACAATACCAAATCTAAATCCGAAATAACTACATCCGGCTGGTTCACATTGGCATCCACCGGTAAAAAGGGCGACGGAGGCACACCCTAAAGAAGTTGCTATTGGGACTAAGAACCCAAATGGGTAGAAAGAGAATCCCCAACTCCAAACTGAAAAACTAACCCCTATAGGTATTAACAGGCACATTATTTGACAAAGTACCCATATTATTAAAAATACTATAGTAAATATTATTGATAGTACAAAAGCGAATACTCCGGCTAACACTTGTAAAAAGAAATATATAGCCCGTAATATTTCTAATAAAAACATATATAACGCTATCATAAATTTATTTCTTCTTACAGCACTATTTACTGGAAAAAACATTGCACTAGTTGCACATTGTTGGTCTGCTTCTGGTAATATTTCTTTAATTCCCGTAAATTCTCTTCTACCACCATGTTTTACATGGTCGTGAAATTGTGATGGAGAATAAACTCTATTAAATGTCATGTCATAAAAATAATCTTTACCGTCAGGCATTAATTCTTGTTGTGCGTGAGGTGGATAATCAGAATATTTTGTACTAAAAGAATATGACCTATAATCCACACCCGGCCAATCACCGTCAGAATTCCAGTTGTATTCCCTTAAATTAGGTACTAAATATGAACCTCGCCTAGCCTGTCTTGCACTTCCACTAGCTTGTTCTGGTCTTATCCTAAACCTACATCTAGCTCTCGTTGCTACACCAATTTCAGGGTCATAAGACAAAACTAGTTCACCAAATTCATTTGTTGTAATATGGTCAAGATTCATTGGTATGTGTTCCAACCAAGCACCACTAGCATCTATAACTCTACCTCCATTTTCTAAATAATACCTTTCCAACACCGGTACTGTCCCTCCTGTTGCTGTTGCATACCCGTAGGCGTCTGGGTCATATGTTGTAAATGGTGTGTACCTTATACAGTCTATAATTCCTGGTTTACTTATTAAACTACATAATTCACCCATGTGTTTTTTGGGTTTACAGTTTTTATTGACATAATCTTTAGATGTGTCAGTTGCTGTACTACCCATAAAAACAGCTGTTGGGTCTATTCTAATTCCGGAAACGCCTAAATCAAAATCTACTCTTGTTATGGCAGCTTGACATTCGTCTTCATCACCCCAAAAAGGATTTATATTAATTGTTTTTGTTTGGTTAACAATTTGTGGTAAACTATCTATATTATTATCGTCTCTAAATCTAGCACCGTCAAAATCTGATTCTGGAGCTCCTTTAAGTTTAAAATCTTCAGGTAACATAGAAAAACACCCAATATCACTTAAGTCGACATCCATAACTAGAGTTTGTGCTCCTATTGGTACACCATAAATCATAAAGTCACCAGCTTCATTTGTTTTTGCTGTGAATTTATAATATTTTTTATAGACATACTCAACATCTTGATTTGTTAATACATCATCTATTTTTGGGAATGTTCCTACTGGTGTATGACAAGCGAAGGTTGGGTCTTTGCTTAATAGGTTATACCTTACACCTTCATCATTTGTGTCAAAAGCTGCTTTATAGGGGTATAATTGTTTAATGACTTCATTCTCTTGGTCACTCTCATCTAATGGTACAAATATAGCGACTTTAGCATTTGGTATTCCAAAACCACCGTTAACTATAACTCTACCACAAACAACACCAAAATCTGCACACATCCTAGTGTATACATCACGTTGTGTTAATGATAAACTTAAAATTTCTAATAAATCAAAATCTTGTTTTAATTCAAATGTTAAATTTTGGTCCTTACCGACCTGGGTTCTTACCCTAAATGATTTGGATGCCATATATCGCTTTAATAGATAAATAGTTATTCTACTAAAACTAATAATAAGTTGTGTTGATTTTTAGTAAATAATACTAGAATGTTGGTTTTTCAGGTTTCTTAACTCTAATGGCTACATCTTTATTAGGAAATCTTATCTGTAATATCTCATTTGGTTGTGCGTAAATGGTGTCATCGATAAGTTGTATTTGTCTATTTGTTTGTGGTATATAAGGTTGTGTTGAGATGGATTGTGAGTACTCACCCCCTACTTTATTGAATACTTTAATGTCTACAATATTTAAAACTCCGGATTGTTTCATAATTAAACCTCGTAATTCCCCTAATGATATATCAACACCCATTTCAGATTTATCTATATCGAAATAATCACCAACCTGTGTTATAACATTGGTTACCACCTCTCCTTGGTTTGAGGATTGTTCTATTATTAAATCTATTGTAAAAGATAGGTCTATTACTTTTGCTGAACCAACACTAATATAGTCATTTAACATCCTATAGTTAGATAGGTATGTGGCAATATTATTTATAAGTGCTTGAGGTACCATAGATGTTAGTTTCCCACTTGGGGTGTATGATAATATGTTTAACATCACCTTATTTTCTATTTCCGTAACACCCACCTTGGCCGCTGCACCAAATATACCTGGCATAGTCCTTACTTTAGAAACATAATCATTTATAGTGACAGCTCTATTTTGAGCTGCAAAATTATAAGTAATGTAATTTCTTATTTCTTCTAAAGACATTTGGTCTGCACCACCTATTGCTGCTGTTATATTTGTTACAGCCAAACTTTGTTCTACAGATTGGTTGATTTGTTGGCTTGGTCCTGCTACAACAAAATCGTAAGTATTTAAACTATTAATCGCTCCTGCACCAACATTAGAGGCTTTTCCTCCTCCTACTCTATACTGAACAAAAATAGTACTATTAGCTTTTACCATATTACCTAAAGCCATATTATTTAAAAATTTAGACATATCTATTTTAATGCCATTTTTACTAAAACTATCTAGTAAATTTTGTGGGGTTTCATTACCACCACCAAATGTTAAATGAAAGAAACCTTCAGGTGTGTATTCGGTTATAAATCTTTGATTTGCTTTTAAGTATTTACCGACTTTAACACCCACATTATCTTGTGGTGATGATGGGTCTATAACAAAAACTTCTTCTTGAGCTAAAGCATCTACTTCATACCACCTATTAGCTGTAGTATCCATAAATTCTAAATTGGTTGGTAGTGTTTGGTATCCTAAACCATCTTTTTGTATAACAGCCGTGACCCCAACTACATTATTTTCTGGTAAAAATAACTTATAAAAAGGTTTAGTTAAAACATCAGTTATTTCTTTTTTAAATATTTTTGTGACACCATTTACAGCTAAAACTTTTTTAGTTATTGTGTAATTTCTTATAATACCGTTAGAATCTAAATTAGGGTTTTTTGTTCTATTTACAATACCTTCGTTATTATATTGTGTAGAAAAATCACAATCTTCCATCAATTCAAATATATTTCCACCACCTTTAAATTGTGAACCCCTTCTTAATAAACCTAAATACCTAAAATCTTCTTTATCACCCAATGCTGGTACCACTATAGAAACCTCACAAACAGTTAGAGATGGTCTATTACCAGGTATTTTTAATCCATAAGTTCTAGCTAAATTATATAAAGAACTTCTTTCTTGTGCATATTGTAATACTGTTTCCTGGAATGTCCTATCTATTTGGAAATTTAGGTTGTCTGCTACAGCAGCATTTAAATCTAAAAATACCGAATACATAGATGCGTCATTAGCATTTTTAATTAAATCTGGGTAATATCTATTTGTTAACCTTACTAACTCATTTCTTATGCCTAAAAAATCTCTTTCTGTGTACGCTATTTTTTTATCACTCATACTATAAATTTATAATTACAAAGTCTTTGGATTCAAAAACACCACTACCAATACTATAGTCTATACGCACTCTTAATGTGTGTTCATTTGCACCATGTTTTTTATCAGAAAAACTAAAGGTTTTTTCATCTTTAGTCGGGTCTTCTTCTTGGTTATCTTCTTCGTCTCTTAAATCTTCTGCCGATTTTATATCCACATTTGTTATATTTAAATTAGGTATAAATTCTTTTACTGCATCTCTAATTTCTAAGTCTATTGATGTTTTAGTTGAGTTGTCCAGAGGTTCAAATATATACTTCATTAGGTTGGTACCGAAATCAGGTAAAAAGTATCTGGACCCTTTAACTGATAAAATTAGATGAATCAAATTAGACCTAACCTCATCTTGAGGCAATTCATTCATATGTAGAAATAATCCTTCTTGACTATCTCTAAATGGAAATGATATACCGTATTTTGGATTGGGCATTGTTTTTTATAATAAATACTTCTAATATCGGTTTGGTTTCTACTTTAGTGTTGTTTAAGTTGTTTATTTGTTTTTTGGTGTGGTGGACAATAGGGGCAGTGTCTACAACCGTTACCACAACAATAACCTCTCTTTTCATGATAATGTTCTGTCATTACCATTTTTCCATTTTCCCAATAAAAATCTTCTGCTTGTAATTTAGGTTTTATAAACTCCCGATAGTGTAATTCACTAATCCAATCATCACTTCTTATCATTTTTCACTTCTTTTATTTCTTCATTATGTTCACAGTGTGGACATGTTATTGACATAGGTACCTTTTTTTCATTTTCTGGTACATCATTAGAAAACAAATGGTAGTCAGAAATTGACCACCATTTATTACATTTACCACAATTAAAGTGGTATAAAATCTCTTTACTATATCTGTGTTTCACTAATTTCTACTTCTTTAGTATCACCATTTGTTTCTTTATCTATAGATTTTAAATCAATATCTATTTCACAATTACCACCTGAACAAGCTAATTCACCTGATAAATTAGTGTTATCATCTAGTTCAACAACTTTAGTTAAGTCTACGTCTTTAAGTGACTCCATCATTTCGTTATATTTTTCTTCAGTAATATCTTCAAATGGTGCTTGTGTATATGTTCCACCATCATATGGTAATACAGATAAACCATTATAATGTTTTCTGTTCTCCCACATCCATTCACCTGCTGGGTCCCATTCATGTTCTCTTAAACTAATTGTTGCAGACACGTTATGTGAGTTGGAACCTTTTCTATGTCCGGCTTTTACCCATTCTGTTGCTACTTTTTTAACTCTTTCTAGTAACTGGAATGGTGATTCAGTTCTCATGATAGAACCTTGTGGGGCTTTTTGTGGTATACTAATAACAGCGGTATCGTGTGGTCTGAAATATTCATCTTCCACCAACTCAGGATGATTTACTAGAAGATATGTGTATATAGCTTCATTTTTACCAACTCTAATTCTCCTAACATAATAGTCATTGTGCCATGCATGAATACCTGAACTCGTACCTAATGTTAAAGAAGTTGTACCAGCTGGTTTAACTGTTGTACATCTAGCAGATTGATTTATGTCTATTAATTTAGCAACTCTTGTGTTTTCTCTTTTTACTAAACTAGCGGCTTTTGACATATCATAGTTTAAAACTTTACCACTACCTATCCCTGTCATTGACACTCCTATAAGAGCATCTTTTTCAGTGGTCTCTTGCCAAACTTCTCTTAAATAATGAAACGAAGTATATCCTGCCTGAAGTGTCCCTATAAATGCTGCTACTTTAACTCTAGCATTTAAATCTTCTTGTGATTCTATATTTGAGACGTTTACTTCACATAAGTTACAGAATTGGTTTGGTCTTAATGCAATTTCACAACACGGGTTAGTTCCCCAATCTTTATCGTTGTTTAGATAAATTCCTGGTTCTCCTGCTCCTGATAGTTCAACTCTTTTCCATAAATCCATAAAGAATTCTTTAGTAATTTTATGTCTCATTAAACACGCTGAATTATTAGCACGACCTCGTTGTGGATTTAATTCCCACCAGTTACCTGATTTACAAGAAATCATTCTATCGTCATCTGCACTAAATAAACTAATAAGTGCGGCTCTTCTTATTCCTCCAGCTAAAACTGCATCTGCAATATGACATACAATATCGTGTACTTCAATAGTTGTAAGTTGTTCTCCATTTTCTTTTTGAGTTAGTAATCCCTCAATCTTAACTAAACATTCTTTTAGTGGTTGTGGTCCTGGAGCTTTTCCTCCTGATGTTATTAATCTTGCTCCTTTAGGTCTAATATCTGAAAAGTCAAATTCTACCCTACTTCCACCACCATTCATATAAGATTTCATAAGAACTTTGATTGAGTCTGCCCATCCTTCTATAGAATCACCAATTAAAAATCTTTTCTTTCTTTTTGGGTATGGTTTTTGTATGACTGGTAATTTTTCTACGTGATGTCTTTGTACTGAATAACCAACTCCTGTTCCACCCAGTAATAAAAACATTGTCTCACTGAAAGCATCTACGTGGTCTAAAGGTACATAAGCACAATTGTATATCCTATTTGGAGAAATTTCAATCGGTTTTCCACCAAATTGCATACTTCTCATAGATGGAAGTACTTTCTTGTCATATACGAATTTATATTTTTCTTCTATTTCCTCTTTTAACTGAGGGTATTTTTTAATGTGCATATTCTTATTTCTAGTGACTAGTTCGTCCCATGTTTCCCTTCTATTTAATTCCGGAATATATTTTGCGTATTTCATATATACAGTAATGTCCGATAGAATCTTGTTTGATACTTCCATATTATATTTTTTATTAATTATTTTTATTTATTACTTGTTCCCTTCTTTGTAGAGCTCTAGCAACTCTTTCACGATTTCTATTTGTTTTTTCTTCCTCAAAACCTAGGAACGTTGATGTTGAGTCTGTGTCTATTTCCAATGTGGCATTATCAAATTTACAATTTTCAAAAACCACACCGTCCCTACCTAATCTAGATTTCACAATTGCTAATGTCGCGAGACCCATTTCTTTTTGTTGTAAAGTTTTTGCTACAGAAATTATAACGTGCCCAACTTGTGCTTTTTTAATTGACCCACCCATTTGGTCAGTTGTTACTACGTCTGACGATATTGAGGACCTATTACCTTGTGTTGCTGTCCATCCAGCCAAGTTAAGTTCGTGACACATCCCTTCAAATTTTCTCATAACAGAACCTTCTCCTTTCCATTCATCATTAAAACTTCTGTCTGGTAAAATACAATCAATATAATCAATAAGAACCATATCTAATTTAATACCTTCAGATATTATCTTACGAACTTGATTTTTAATTTGTAACATGGTCATTTCATCTGATGGTAATTTTTTTAGAATTAGTCTTCCACCAGTCTTTTTCATTTCATCAGCTTTATCTAGTACCGTTTCTTTATGTTCACCTAACTCTTGTGATGGTATTCCAGTCCAACAAGTAAAATGTTTTCTTTGTATTATCTTTGGATTGTCCTCAAAAAATATCTGTAATACATTGTACCCCATATTATAAGCTGTATTAGCAAACCTAGTTAATAGTGTTGTTTTTCCTACACCTGTAGGAGCTAATACCACACCTATTTCACCTTTTGCAAGGCCACCATTTAAAATATTATCTAACCCTTCCACCCCAGTAGGTAGGGGATGTCTATAATCTTCTTCTAATAAAGCCTCTAATTCACTGAATATTTCAAAATCTTCATTATCACCCTCTCCAACCTTAATAGCATCCCTAATGTATTCTTCACACATATCATAACTTTCAAAATCACCTTTTTCCATTATACTTTCAACCTTACGTATAGCTTTTTTTAATTCTTGTTGTTTACAAAATTTAATTGCTTTTTCTTTAATGAATAAGTGGTCTTCAAAGGAAGCTTCTTTAATCTCTTTTAACATATCAAAGACGTACTTTTTTGCCATCTCTGAACTTATTTCTATACGAGTAAGTTGGTCTAATGCTTCAAATGATGGTGATGTTTGGTAGTTTTGGTTGTATTCTTTAACTAACTGCATTATTAATTTAAAGTACTGATTATCGAAGTATTTAGGAACTATAACATCTATTATAGATGTGAAGAAGTTCTTATCAGTTATTATTAAATTTATTAATTTTAGTTGGAACCCATGTCCTAGGTAGCCGAAATTTTTATTATCGTTCATTGATTGTTTTTGCTTTTAAAATAAATAGTAGAACGCTACACGTTAAGTGTATAATCTTGGTATTTACAGTTAACTTTTTGTTGTGACAAAGTGTCAGTCAAATCTCTTAGTATTCTAGATATCTTTGGCCTAACGTCAACACTAAATCTCACCTTTGGTGGGTACATATCAGCACACATAATTCTTTGGTAAACTTCTTTTGTTCCACATTTAATTGTGATAGTAAAATAGTCCACACATTTATTAAAATCAACATATTTTATGTTCTTGTCATTAAACGTACTATCTAACAATAATAATGTTTTCCATTTTAAATCTTCTTTTAGTTCATCCATAATTTCAGTCATTAGGTAGTGTAAGTCCATTGATTGTGCTGCTACCTTATTGAAATCTCTTACTGTAAAATATCG